TATGCATAAACTTCATTACACTCTTCTCCTTTGAATTTTTGCCCATCTGGCATGCAATTTTTGATTTGCTTAATAACTGCAACGCGTCGTCTAATATTATTTTCCCTTGCTACCTGACTACCTTTTAATTTGGTAGGGGATGGCTTTCTTGCACTATTTAGTTCGCGCAATCTGATACCACAACCTTTATTTGTTGCGGCTCCTTTAATTCCGAAAAGAGGGTGCAAGGTTTTTAAACAACATTTTTGCGTAGTACCATATCTACATTTTGGATCAAATTTACAGTTTGACATTTATATATTTACTAAATATAATTTTCTATCCAAATGTGGACTCCCCGCTATAAGATATATATAAAAAACCATCGTCATCTTTATATTCTTCATAATATTGAGACAAAAGTGCAGAAGTGGTAGGCATAACATGATCATTTACAAACAGATAAATTCCTTTATCAGAGGATAGTTTTAATCTTTTTCGAATTACATACATAAAATTAGCGATTGATAAATCATTGGGTACTAAATATTTTTTTCTATCTATATCAGGAACATCATCATCATTTCCCCATTTTTCACAAATAATAGGAATTCTTTCTGGGTATTTTTCTCTTATCCTAGTAGATTCATCCAATCTTTTTTGAAATGGAAAATTATCTCTAAAACCTTTCCGCGCGGGTTTTAGATTATCGTTAAAAAATCTTTCTAAACTCTTCTTCATTAATAAAATAGTGAGACTTTTTCTAAATATTTTATGCTAATTATTCTGTAATTACCCTTGGAGCAATATTCATTGTAATTAGCTCTTGTGATAGCAATTTGAATGCGTATGGAATATTAATCCTTGAAAAGCCGGTTCTATTACCACAAGTTCTACACTGATGAATATTCTTTTCATCATTAAACACGGCAAATAATCCGCAGGATTTACAAGCATATACATGAAATTTATCCGATGAATCATACAATCTGCCTTTAGTAAAGCGACTGCATCCATGCGATACCATACAATCGCGTTCCATTTCACCATAACGCAAACCACCCTCACGCGATCTACCTTCCGCGGGCTGTCTTGTAAGTACCACCATTGGTCCTGATCCTCGAGCGTGTTGCTTATCATTAACCATATGCTTTAATCTTTGATAAAACGCTGGACCTATGAATATATCTGTTTCTAACTGTTCACCTGTTTGACCATTAATCAATATTTTATTACCACGACTTTCATAACCTTGTTTTGCCAATAATTTACATATATCGGATATTGGAAAATCATTAAAACTTGTCCCATCTCCAAAGAGTCCTAGTTCAAGTAGAACCATTCCCAAAAGGGTTTCCTTTAATTGACCAATTGTCATTCGAGAAGGAATGGCGTGGGGGTTTATAATGATATCTGGTCGAATACCATCTTCGCCAAAGGGCATATCAGCTTCAGGTAACACTACGCCTATAGTACCCTTCTGACCATGCCTTGACGAAAATTTATCACCAATCGTGGGTTTACGTCTAGTTCTAATTCTAACCTTTGCAAAGGTATAACCATCTCCGTTTCGATGAACATAATTTTTATCAATATAACACTCCTCGTGAGTTCTATGAGCTTTGCTATGATCTTGATATTTTATCACCTTAGTATGATCATTGCGATTTGCTTTAATTGGAATCACTTTACCAAGTATGATATCTTTGTTTTCAACAAGTGTATTTTCAGGAATCACGCCTTTATTATTTAACTTATTATAATTTCCAAATTTCATTCCTTTAGTCTTTGAAGCATCCGGTTTACATCTAATCTCTTCATCTCCATGAATTTTCTTGTCCTCATCTTTATCAGAATGATAAATAGTGGCGCAAAATAATCCTCTATCTAAAGCTGCTTGATTGAATATAATACTATCTTCCTGATTATAACCGGAATAAGTCATTATTGCAACATTAACCATAGTTCCCGATGGAATCAAATTTAATTTCACAAAATTCATTAATCTAGTATCTACTAGAGGTCGCATTGAATAATGTAAAATATATGCAGTTTTATCCATTCGATTATCAAAGTTTGTAGCATACATACCCATTGCTTGTTTACCCATAGCACACTGATATGTATTTCTTGGAGACTGGTTATGTTCTGGAAATGGGATACACGAAGCTAGAATACCGAATATAGTACTCGGATGTATCTCGCAATGTGTAAAGTTATATTTGAATTTATCTTCAAAATCATCAAGCATTTTTCTTGGCGTCATTGCAACCATTGAATAATTTTGTTCTTCTGGATCTAAATACTCAATTATCGAATCAGGTATCTCATGATTCAACATAAAATCATTCCATTTTAAGTCTCCTGAAAAGATTTTTTCTTTGATTTTTTCATCAATTAGAAGATTGTTATTTTTAACACGAAGAAGTGGTCTTGTTGGCCTACCAGCATCATTGCATATTCTAATTTCTTGCGATACACAATCAAATACAATACCTGTATAAATGTTTAAAATGCCATCAGATTTCTTTTCTTTGAGGAATTTGTAGAGTTCTACGGGTTTATCTGTAATACCTATCCATGCTCCATTAATTAATACTTTAACTTGATCATATAATTCATTTGGTTCGCAATCGTCTATTGGATGGACTCTTGATTCAACAATATCATATATGGGCTTACTATTTGATCGAATTGTCATATGTGCTAGATATGATAAATTTTTTACAACACCTACAGGGGCACCTTCTGGCGTCTCCGCTGGACACAAATATCCCCATGATGTACCGTGTAACTTTCTTGGAGGGATCAACTTTCCACTTTTATCAATTGGCGTGTTAACTCGCCTTAAATGTGAAAGACTTGAAACATATGTTAGCCTATTCAATACCTGAGCAACTCCTACTTTATTTGAATTTGAATTTTTGACACCAAAATCACCAGTGGCAAGCGCTCTCTTGATTCCATTTTCAATTGTTGTTGATTTCACAATCTTGTAGATATTAGTACGATTAATAATATTCAAGAAATTTTCAGTAGATCTCCATGAACCATTATTGATTTCTCTAACAATTTGCTTGGACATGTCTTTGACCAACTTATTAAAATAATTTCTGAATAAATTATTCAAAAGTGTACCAGTTAAATCAATGCGTTTATTCAAATAAGAATCTCGATCATCAATTTTCCTCCAACCAAAACTTGTTGAAAGTAGTTTATTTGTCATATATCCTAGAAAATAGATTTTTTGTTTTTCAGTTGGACAATGTGGGAACAAGTCATTATCAAGAACATTGACAGTAAATTCTTTTTTCTTTCTTTCCCCTGTTTCTTTATCCATATTAATTGGAGTATACATCGCATACGATACAATATAATTTAAACAATCTTCTTGCGTTATATATTGGTTTGCTTCTATAATTGACGCTTTTAAAGCATACAACATCTTTTTCATCTTTTTTGATTTAATGTTTAAAATAATAAAGGAGCATATTTTTTCATCTTCAATAATACCCAATGCTCGAAATAGAATAAACAATGGGATAGGTTGTTTAATGCGAGGAATTTGTATTTGTATTGGATGACCAAAACCATTATTCTTAGTACAAATTACTACTTTGATTTGCTTTGGCGAAATGCATTTGAAATCTGGGATAGATTTAATTTCGGCAGCCCAAGACCATTTATTATTATTTTTCTTAATATTAAAACACATCACACGATTTTCAGCAGCTCTTTCTTGGGCAATGACAGTTTTCTCTGAACCATTGATAATAAAATATCCACCTGCATCAAATCGACATTCTCCGGTTATATCCGCATTTAAATGAGAATTTTGAGTCAAAACACAAATTGCTGATTTTACCATAATAGGTAATTTTCCGATATGAATCTTTGACAGTTTTTTGTAATGAGTTTCGCATTGTTGAAGATTTTCCCCTGATCTATGTATGATTTTAATATCCAAATCTAATGTCATGGCAGAAGCGTATGTAAAATTTCGCATTCGCGCCTCCTGAGGATACATAATTTTAGTAGCTCCGTTATTTTCATGAATTTGAGGCCTATAAATATGAAAATTAGTGAATGTTATAATAAGTTCAAGCTTATATTTTTGACTATCCGGGTCAAAATCCTGCTCAGAATGAATAGTTACAGGATTAAACATGTCGATCGTTTTTTGTATTTGTGTTCTAGTAAAATCATTATAAGATTCAAGTTGATGACGGATGCACCTGCCCAAATGCTGTCCCTTAAAATAAGTTTCTATAATCTTCCACGATAATTCGCTGTCGATATTCCTATTATTTGACATGGTTTCCAAAGACATTATGAATTAATTTATATTTCAATTTATCTTTAAATAGTAATTAAAATTGTAATCAAAATAATATTTCGATTATATATATGAGTAATCCAAAAAATCCTAATAAAAATAGAGACCCAAGCAATAATAAGAATATAAATCTAATTATAACATTTGATACTAGTAAAAATTCTATTAAAAACCCGATTTTTCCACCCCTACAAGATTCTAAGAAAGAAAATAATGATTTAAATAATAAAGAAGAATCTGATAATATAAAAACAGATATAAATAGTAATACTGTATTATTCACAATGAAGATTAATAGTGTTTTAAATGAATTAAGGAAAAATAGGGAAGAAAATGATAAAACAAAAAGCGATAATTATAAAAAAATTATAACAGCTAGTTTAGATAAAACATTTAAAACACGCAATGATAATACAAAAAATCTTTCTTTGGTACCATTTAAAAAACCTAAAAATGAAAATGTAAGTAAAACGGATATAAATGAAATTATACGTCAAATTCAAAATAAATACAATTTAATCTACAAAGATACCTCATCAAATGATGTTAAGTCGGTAATTAAGCCAAAACGGATTTTGAAACATACAGGTACGCAATTTCCACCACCTCCTCCGCCTCAACCGCCTAATAAATTTGGTTCATTATTTATTCAAGGGCGAAGGCCTAATTCATGGAACGTTGGTAATAACAAAGGTAATAGTGTAAATTGGACTCCAAATGAAAGTTGGAAGGGGTGGGATAAAAAATGGTCACCTCCATCGACTAATATAGATAAAAAGATATTTCCTTCCCTACCACCCACTGTACCCCCTCCTTTGAGTATAAAAAAAACCAAAGTTGTCATTGAAAGAGAAATTAATGGATTAAGTGATATTTTAAAATTAATAGAAGATTATCCTTTAAAAGTCGATGTAGAGTATAATATTAATATGAAAGCTATGCATGATATTAAAAATCCTCTTTGTGAATTGAATGATATGATAGGAATGCATAAATTGAAAGATTCAATTATTGACCAAGTTATATTTTTCTCTCAGGAATTACACAAGGATAATGATTTTATGCATACCGTTATTTATGGTCCACCTGGAACAGGTAAAACGGAGATTGCTAAGATAATGGGCAAAATATTTTCATGCATCGGCGTATTAAAAAATAATAAATTTAGAAAAGTTACAAGAGCGGATCTTATAGCAGGTTATTTAGGACAAACTGCGATGAAAACTCGTGACGTGATAGCCGATTGTTTAGGAGGTGTACTTTTCATTGATGAAGCGTATGCTTTAGGTAATAGAGAAAAAAGAGACAGTTTTGCAAAAGAATGTATTGATACTCTTTGTGAAGGATTAAGTGATCATAAAGATAAATTAATGGTAATTATAGCAGGATACGAGGATGATTTAAACAAATGTTTTTTCTCTTATAATCAAGGATTAAATTCCCGATTTCCATGGAGATTCCATACTGATGATTATAAAGCGCCAGAATTAAATTTAATATTTCAAAAAAAAGTAAAGGAAATCGGATGGTCTTTAAAAAAAGATGTCCCAGATAGTTGGTTTGAAGAAAAAATGGAATATTTTAAATATTTTGGACGGGATATTGAAACACTGCTTGCCAAGACTAAAATAGCCCACGGAAGGCGCGTTTTTTGTAAGGCACAAGATGAAAAACGAGTTTTGACTATTAAAGATATAAATAAAGGATTCAACATGTTTATCGATAATAATGAAGTTAAAGATCGTAAAGATGGAAATGGGAATTTTATGCAACATATGTACATATAAATCCGTTTATTACTCATCTTTTTTATAAATTATTTTATTATTATGAGTGCTAGAAAAACCATACAAATTAATCCTGATTTTTTTAAGTTAAGTGGAAAAGGAAAAACGAGAAAAAAGAGAGATAAAAAAGCGAAGAGACAAGACCTCAGACTTTCGATAAAACCAAATGATATCAAAAAAAAACTAATGGCAAAGATTAAAGAACATCAAAAACAAAAAATAGACGATGATAAATCAACTATTGCAGTGAAAAAAGATGAAGAGGCGCAGGAAAAATTTACAAAGGATTTTAATAACCAAATTGATTATTTAGAAAAAATTATTGGAAATAAAAAAGAAAAAGAACGGAAAAAGAAAAAAAGGAAACGTACTCGGAAGACACCAGAACCAATTGAAACAAATATATCTCCGGCACCTGTACAGACAAAAATTTCAACCGCTCCACCATATGGCTGTTTGAAAAATGGAACTAAACCTACGTATTCGCAATACAAAAAAACATTAAAGGTACGTGAAAAAATTTCATTGCCAAAAGAAACGTTATTTTCTAACCCCAAGCCAAAAAAAGATAATACTCGTGAAGATAAACTGGCAAAACTTAAAAAACGTATGGCAACTCCTAAGAAAGCAAAGCCTATTCAAAGGTTAGTTTCAGTTAAAAAAACAATTAAAATTTATAAACTAGGTAAAAATAAAAAAAATGCAAATGTGGGTGTTTTAGTTAAATCTGGTAAAACACGAAAATTAATACGCAAAGAACACGAAGTATTACGAAAAAAATGTTTATCAGAGATCAAAAATTATCTGAGAAAACATAATTTAATTAAAATTGGATCTGCTGCACCCGAATCTGTGTTGAGAAAAATTTATGAAGATTCGTTCCTAGCGGGTAATATCTATAATAAAAATCCAGATAACCTACTACACAATTACTTAAATGACGAGACTTTTAATTAATCAAATGATATTAAATACATTTTAGATCTTTATATAAATGACATTAATTGCCGATTATATAAAGCATGAAAATGAATATATTAAGAGATATGGACCAAAGACAATGTTTTTGATGCAGTGTGGTTCATTTTTTGAGGTTTATTGTTGTAAAAAAAATGGAACATTTTCAAATAATAGAATTGTTGAATTTTCACAAGTGTGTGAAATGAGAATTGCAAATAAAAAATCAAAACACGAAGGAATGCCCGTTTATATGTCCGGATTTCCAGAGATACAATTGGATAAATATATTAAAAAGTTGAATGAAGCGGGATATACGGTTCCGGTATGGATACAAGAACCTACAAATCCAAAAATAAGGAAAGAATATGGTATATTTTCACCAGGAACCAATTTTGATCTAACTCAAAACCAACTATCAAACAAAATAATGACTGTCTGGATTGAAATGTATGATAAAACCATGTTGAATAAAAAACCTAGAGTGTGTTGTGGAATCGCTTGTATTGATATCATATCTGGAGACGTTATGACATTTCAGAATCAGGAAGAATATTTTCATTGTCCTACAACATTTGATGAATTGGAGAGATTTTATTGTAGTTATAAACCCAATGAACTTACAATAATTCATAACTGTACAGATTCTCAAATCAATGATATAATTTCATTTGCCGACATCGATAGCAGTCTTATTCATTTACTTTCAATGAATGATGAGAATAGTGAATGGACAACTGCTATTAAAAACTGTCAAAAAGAAACTTATCACGAGGCAGAACTTACTCGATTTTATGATATACCTGATTATGACTTATTTTATGATACGTATAAATTAAGAGAACGAAATTTTTCAACTCAAGCTCTTGTATTTTTATTAAATTTTCTGGATTTTCATAATAATGATCTTGTAAAACAATTAAAAATACCTACGTTTATAAATATTGATGAACGCCTTAGATTGGGAAATCACTCATTAAGACAGCTTAATATTATTAGCACCGGGCGCAGAGGTAAATTATCATCTTTGGAATCTTTGGTAAATAAATGCAAAACTTCTATGGGTAAAAGATGGTTGTATCATAAGTTATTAAATCCCGTTACCGATCATACGTATTTGAAAAAGGAGTATGCTATTCAAGAATATATATTAAAAAATGTAGAATATAATGAAATTTATTCGTTATTAGGAGGCATTACTGATTTTGAAAGATTATTTCGTAAGATAATTTTGGGCAAAGTTGCACCATCAGATTTGTCTATGTTATATGATAATTTAAATATAGTTTCTCAAATTCATAAAATAACAAATGCTGATAATACCTTAAAAGACTATTTAAATTCACCAAATCTCTCCAATTCTACACAAATGGTGAAAATGAAAATGGATAAATCAATAAACCTGTCGATAGCTTCAACAATATCATGCTGTGATTTCGATCAGAATATTTTTATTAGAAATTTACAGGAGAAAAAAAGACTAGATGATGCCGAATATGAATATATGGAAAAGATAAATAGGTTAGAAGCAATTCGACAATTTTTAGATTGTTTAATTCCTGAAAATTCAAAAAAAATCAAAGAAAAGGTTAAGGTTCATCAAACAGAAAAAAGTGGACAGTTTTTAATCACTACTAAAACACGTTGGAAAAAGTTAAACAAACACTCCATGAAAAAATCTCTAACATACAAATGTTTTGATAATACCGAAAATTTTCTATTCGATCAGGCGGCAATAACAAATTCTTCGGCAACAGGAAACAATATCAGATTGGATTCGCCTCAGTTAAATCAATTATATGGAGAGATTATGAGTAAAAAGTCTAATTTTAAAGAAGTATTAAAGAGTGTTTATAAAGATTATATCCAATCCTTTTTGGAATTAAAAAATGAATTTAAGGTGATCATTGATTATTTGGTTAGATTGGATTTTCTATTGGCACGAGTTCATGTATCGAAAATTTATAACTATTGCAAACCAACAATAGACGATAGCGCGGATCAATCATTCTTTGATGCCAAGGATATCAGACATCCATTAATTGAACATCTTCAAGATAAGGAAATTTATGTACCAAATGATGTTACAATTGGATTAGATGATACCGGTATTTTATTATTTGGAACGAATGCGGTAGGTAAGTCAAGTTTGATTCGGGCAGTAGGAATGACCATTGTGTTAGCTCAAGCGGGATTTTTTGTACCTTGTAGTGATTTTCGATTTAAGCCATATACTTCAATATTTACTAGAATATTAGGCAATGATGATATTTTTAAAGGATTGAGTTCTTTTGCGGTTGAAATGAGTGAATTGGGAAGCATTCTTAGAGGTGCAAATGATTCTAGTTTAGTTTTGGGGGATGAATTATGTTCTGGCACGGAGACATCATCTGCCTTATATATTATTAGAGCGGGTTTGGCGTGGTTACATGAGAGAAATGCCTCATTTATTTTTGCTACTCATTTTCATGAACTAACTGATAAAGAAGATATTTTAAAATTGGATCGTTTAGTTATGAAACATATGGTAGTTGAATATGATCCCGGGACGGATTCATTAATTTACAATCGAAAACTGCAAAATGGATCTGGAACTAGATTATACGGTTTAGAAGTTTGTAAATCACTCGCAATGCCTAAAGAGTTTTTGGATCTAGCAAACGGATTACGGTGCTCCGATAATCCGGGTAATAATGTTATTTTATCTAGAAAATCTACACAATATAATTCTAAAAAAACGAAAGGTAATTGCGAGATCTGCAATAAAAAGGCGCAAGATATGCACCATATGAATCCGCAAAAATTAGCAAATAAAGAAGGATTTATTGGAACATTTCATAAAAATCATAAAGCTAATCTTATGGCAGTTTGTAAAAAATGTCACGATAAATTTACAAGAAACGATACCGTGCATCGTCGCGTAAAAACAACACAAGGTTATAAAACTGTAGAGATTAATATGTAATTATATATATAATGGCGAATTTCTTTAAAGGTAGTATAGCATTCATGGAAAAATATTTTTTACAGATATTACTTATGGTTTTAGTATTTTGTTTAATAACAGTTTATATGGTTACAAATAATATCCACATCCATAAATCAAAACATCATTTAGTAAAAGTAGCTACTGTAGAAACTTTTGAAAATCCCTTTGCGGAAAGTTTATTATTTGATCCAAAAACAAATGGAGCAAAAGCATTTGATGAAACATGTAAAAGGGATCCGTATGAATGTCATGAAATGTGTAATTCCTTGTTAGATTCCGAAACGTGCAATATGTCTAACAGCTGTGTTTGGACTCATAGCAAAGAAGATGAAGATGGAAATATGGAAGAAAAATGTGTTGCGGGCAATGATTTAGGAGCTACATTTAATGCGGATAAATATGTTAAAACATTTTTCAATGGTTTAGAAATTTAATATTTAGAAAAATTGATTTATATATTTATTATCTTATATAAATCAAAGAACAATGATTATTCCAGTGAAATGTTTTACATGCGGCAAAGTTTTGGCAAACAAGTACTTGTTTTATACAAGAGAAGTTAGGAAAATGAAACTAGATAAAGAACAGGACCCAGATAAAGTAGTTTATTTAACAAACGATTATGCAGAAAAAACTCCAGAAGGCGTTGTATTGGATAGTTTAGGACTAACAAGAATATGTTGTCGGAGACATATGTTAACACATGTTGATATCGAATAAATATATTATAAATATATATATGCGTAGAAATAGTTTATCTGGAGGAAAAAGAAAAAGAAGACGTACTTTAAAACACAAACGTAGAAAATCTCACAAGAGTAGAAAATCTCACAAGAGGCGCACACGCGTAAAAAGAAAGCGCCGCAGATCTAGACACAGGGGAGGTTATTCGGGCGCAGGAAATATGATTTTGACACCTGCAACTTTTTCACCTACAAATGCTTACCCACCGAATGGACCTGTTCTTGTCCCATCTCCGGGCATTACCAAGGTAGCGACAAAAGGAGGTGATCAACAATACTATTATCAAAAAAACAATAAGGTTATGAAGGCCCCGGAATCAACTAATCCTCAAAAACAATCTGGAGGAAGAAGACGCACAAAGAAAAGAAAAAGAAAACATAAGAAACGTAAAACTCATAAACGTAAAAGCAGAAAACATAGAAGACGTCGTCGTCATCGAGGAGGAGGGCTTTCAGATGTTGTCGAATCAATTCCAGGAGGTACAGATGTAAGAGATGTATTTTTTAAAGCTGGCAATGTTGTAGGTAGTTTGTATAGTCAATATAATGGATATGGAAGTACAAATCAACCACCAATGACCAACTATACATCGGGACAACCTATTAATAATCAAGTTAACATGCCGCCAGGTACTATAGCAATGCAAGATTATATTCAGGATGGGTCTGCTCAAGCATCTAAATTCAAAGCAGGTTACAACTAATACTGATAAAGTTATCTTTACTATGTATATAATGAAACAACTCTCAAAAATGTATAATTCATTATGTACACCATCTCAACTTTATCTAATGCTATCTGTAGTAAGTATTTTAGCATTATTGATGCAAAATTATTCATCACCAAACACATATACTGTTGGTAGATATACGGTGCCTTTAGAACATCATAATATGATTTTCTTTGTATTTAAAGCTATATATGTATTGGTATGGACATTTTTACTTAATCAACTCTGTAAATATGGATATGGAGGCATTTCTTGGTTTTTAGTGCTTTTACCATTTCTTTTAATGTTTGTTATTATTGCATTGTTATTATTGGCTAATATGAGATAAGAATATTATTAATATAATAATAATCTTTTCTAGTTAAAAACTCTTTAAAAATATAAACATAAGATATAATAGAATGAGTTTTAATCCAGTCTCATGGAAATTGTTGAATCTTTATTTTAAAGATAATCCATCATTTTTAATAAATCACCATTTAGAATCTTATAATGATTTTTTTAAAAATGGATTACCGCAACTCTTAAAAGAAAAAAACCCAATACATTTATTTAAAAATCAAGAAAGAATTACAATAGATAAAGAAACAAAACATGTTGGATATTCATTGCCTAATGGCAGATCATTACCAATTACATTTGACGAAATGAAGGAATTTTTCTCTGATGAAAATGATGAGCAACTAGATAAGCGCTGGAAAAATGCTGAAGGGAATGGCCCGACTAAGACATTAAATATTGAAGAGTATAAATACAATGCAAAACTTTATATCGGAGGAAAGGATGGTACAAGGATTTATTATGGTAAACCTGTTATTTATGATGAAAATGGAGAGAATAAACTAATGTATCCCAATGAAGCAAGATTACGGAATTTTAATTATTCATTCACGATTCATTATGATGTTGAAATTGAATTTACATTATATATTCCAAAAAACGACGGTTCAAATAAACATGTTATTGAAACGCAAAGTGTAACATTAGAAAAAATTTATATGGGCAAATTTCCCATAATGATACAATCCGATTTATGTATTTTAAATGGAATGGCACCCCAAGTCAGAAAAAATATGGGCGAAGATCCTAATGATCCGGGAGGCTACTTTATCATTGATGGCAAAGAAAAAGTAATAGTTTCTCAAGAAAAGTTCGCCGATAATGTACTTTTAATTCAAAAAGATATAAATGATATGGTGTCGTTTTCAGCAAAAATTCGATCAGTATCAGAAGACGCATCTAAACCTATGAGAACTCTAGCTGTGAAAATGATAAAAGAACAACCAATGTCTTCAAATGGTCAATTAGTTGTTTCTATTCCAAATGTAAGAAAACCCGTGCCATTATTTATTGTAATGAGAGCGTTGGGCGTTATATCAGATAAAAGTATTATAGAATACTGTCTATTGGATATTGAAAGATACGCGCATTACATGGAAGCATTAAGACCATCAATTCATGACGCAGGTTTAGTATTTACACAACAGGCAGCTTTAAAATATATTGCATCTCTTACTAAAGGTAAAACGCTAGAACACGCTATGCAAATTTTGATGATTTATTTTTTACCTCATATAGGCGAGTTAAATTTTACACAAAAAGCTCTTTATCTGGGATATATTGTTAAGAGAATTCTTTCTGTATCTCATGGAGAAGAAAAACCAACTGATCGTGATAGTTATCTTTATAAAAGAATTGAGATTTCGGGAACTTTAATTTATGATCTTTTCAGAGAATATTACACATTGCAACAAAAAGATATCTTTTTACAGATGGATAAGGAATATTTTTATGCTGTTAAAAAAAGCGCTTCAAGTTATCAAAACCGCGATTTTATTCGATTAATTATGGATAACCAGTCTATTATTTTTAGAAATAGAATAACAGAAGCAGGATTTGCTAGAGCATTCAAAGGAGATTGGGGATCTGAAGCTCATACTAAAAAGCCAGGAGTATTACAAGACTTGAGTAGATTATCATTTTTTTCCACGACAGCACAACTTAGAAAAACAAATACCCCGATCACAGCAGATGGTGCCAAAATAGTAGGTCCACGTTTACTTAATAGTACACAATGGGGAATTTTATGCCCTATTCATTCACCCGATGGTGGAAATATCGGTCTACATAAGCATATTTCTATACTTACAAATATTACCAAAAGAATATCCGGATATCCATTTATTGAGTATCTTAGACAAGAAGGGTTTAACATGCAATTATTAGAAGAGTGTAAATTAAATTACTTATCAAATGCAAGTAAAATCTTTATTAATGGTGCTTGGGTTGGAGTGACAATAACGCCATTAGAAATGAAAAACCGTCTTATTCTTTACAGGCGCAATGGATTATTTAGTATATATATTAGTATTAGTTGGAATATTAAGAGAAATGAAATATATATCCAAACTGATGCCGGTAGACCTTTGCATCCGTTACTTCATGTAGTTGGAGATGAATTAAGTTATGAAAAAGGAAATATTTTGGAGAGATTATCTGATGGAGATATATCTTGGAAAGAATGTGTACTAGGTACGGGTAAGAGAAAGATAGACGTTAAAATTTCAAATGAAAAAATTTACAAAATAAGCGATTTATATAGCAAATCTATTGATTTGGTAGACTCAATGGCAATTGTTGAATATTTAGACACGCAAGAAATGGAAGGTGTAATGTTAGCATCATATAGTCAGAAAAAAGATACTTTCATTAAAAGTAAAATCACACATAAAGAAATTCATCCTTCTGTAATTTTAAGTATGATGGCAAATCAAGTTATTTTTCCTTCCACAAACCCTTATCCCCGTAATGCGTTCTCGTGTGGCCAAAGTAAACAAGCAGTTTCAATGTTTCATACAAATTATCAAAATAGATTGGATAAATCAGCGATTTTGCTTAATTATGGACAAACACCAATTGTTAGAAGTCGATATTATACACCTATTACAAAAAATAAACATCCATACGGAGTTAATGCCATTGTTGCAATTATGTGTTATACGGGATATAATGTTGAAGATGGTGTTATTATGAATAAGTCGGCATTAGATAGGGGGTTATTTCGAACAACCTATTTTAATGTATATGAATCAGAAGAAGAAGAAACAAAGGTTGCCAATAAAGAAATTTCAAGTGAATTTATGAATATTGAAAATAATGAGGTAGTTGGTTTAAAGATGGGATATGATTATAGTCAATTAGACCCTAGATCGGGATTGATTAAAGAAAACTCTGAAGTGAATGATAAAACTATTTTAATAGGTAAAGCAACTAAAAGCATGTCTTCGGATGAGGTTTATGTTGACGAATCTGTTGCACCCAAAAAGGGACAATTAGGATATGTTGATAAATCTTTCCTTACAACAACCGAGAATGGAAGAAAATTGGCAAAAATAAGAATTAGACATGATAGAATCCCGGCAATTGGCGATAAATTTTGTTCTCGGGCAGGACAAAAGGGTACAATTGGAATAGTGTTAGAAGAACAAGATATGCCCTATAATGATAAGGGTATTAGACCTGATATTATTGTAAATCCGCACGCACTTCCATCGCGTATGACCATTGGTCATTTAGTAGAGGTATTGATAGGTAAAGCGTGTGTTTTGAATGGATCATCGGGAGATTGCACCGCATTCAATAACGTGGGACCAAAAGAGAAAGAATTTGGGTCTATTTTAACCCAAAATGGGTTTCATTCTACGGGAAATGAAATTATGTATAATGGTATGACAGGCGAACAATTGGAAACGGAAATTTATTTTGGACCCACATTTTATTTAAGATTAAAGCATATGGTTAAAGATAAAATTAATTATCGCGCTAGAGGACCGAGAACGGTGCTTACTAGACAAACTGTACAAGGTCGTGCAAATGACGGAGGTTTAAGAATAGGAGAAATGGACAGAGATGCGATATTGGCACATGGAATGACTAATTTTATGTATGAATCAATGATGGAACGCGGGGATAAGTATTATATGGCAATATGCAATCAGAGTGGTACAATTGCGGTTTACAACGAGAGTCGTAATATATTTTTAAGCCCTATGACAGATGGACCGTTACAATTTACCGAGAATTTGGAAGGCGGATTAAATATTGTCCCCGTAAGTAAATATGGAAGAGACTTTTCAATAGTTAAGGTACCTTACGCATTTAAACTATTATATCAAGAATTACAAGCTATGAATGTTCAGATGAGATTAATAACTGCTGATAATATTGATGAATTAACAGCCATGAAAGAAAGCAATATTGTTAAACTAACCGGATTAAATAACTTGGAAGAAGTCGCAGAAGCGACTAATAAGAAATTGGTAAAAGATAATACAGCTTATAAAGATATTGAGATGGATAGATCGATTGTCGAGGAGCAAACACAGGACTCGCCCCTGTTTGAAGATTGGAGTGGTCAAGTAGATACTGGGTTTCCAGCTGATCCAACCGTACCCGGCGTATTCTCTGAATATCAAATGCAAAATCCATTTGATCAAGTGCAAATTTTAATAGGCTCAACATACTATTTAGATGGAAATCCTAATAGACCGCTTATGGTAACCACGATTGATACAAGTGGCTTTGTAGATTCTTATACCGTTAGAGACTTAAATACTGGAAAAACATTTACAATAGAAAATAATTTACGCCTTAAAAGTAATATTCAACAACCTTCACCTCAGATACAAGTTGAAAAACAAAAGGTTAAAATCAAAGGAAGCGATGCAATATGGACGGTTGAACAAGGACCAGACGAAGATGGGTTATATGTTTTAAATAACGAGATAGAGGGTCTGGAAATGAAAGAGGCCGATGAGATAGAATTTATACAGTCACCCAACCCAGTAAAATCATTTGCAATTAACGATAAAGTTAGATTTGCAGATACCATTTATACTGTTCAGAACGTATCCCCAAATAAACTCGTTTTTACAAAAACAACTGAAAATGGTCCAATCACCATTTCCAATGATAATCCTTATATGTTTGAATCTGTTAATGGCGAAGAAATCAAATCAGGTTCACAAATAAGAGTCAATCAACTGGTAAGAGATGACCTTTATACAGTTACATATGTTTTACCTGATGGATCAATGGTTAATATTAATAATGAAGGTCCTAGTCCGGCGCTAGTAGTAGATGCCAATTTATTACGTACTATATCAACGGCACCATCGCCAGGAATAGAACAGTCACAAAAAAAACAATCTTCGATTTTACAATTGCTTAATATTGGCGAAGAGGTTAAATTATTAGATCCAGAAAAATATAATAAGTCAACCATGCCTGCTACATATACATTAGTAACTATGGATATGGAAACTGACAAAGCTACA